ATCGCTCGGCAGAATGACGTTGGGAATCTGCTTGGTGGTAATTCCCGGCCCGCTGATTTCGATTTCGTATCGCCCGGGTGCCGCATAGAACGTGTAATTACCCAGTCCGTCGGCAGAAAGCGGATTAGCCAAAGCCTGCGTCAGCCCGGCATCCGAATAGACCAACGCCAGAGGCGAACACGGTTGTCCGGTAGCGGGCGAAGTGCACACCCGCACGGACGCTCCCGCCATCGGACGCCCCTGCGCGTTGAACACAATATCGTCCTTGCGCGAACCTTGCGCGTGTGCAAGTCCGGCAAACGCCAGCAGTCCCGCAAGCGCAGTAAACGCAAAAAAGTTTCTATGATTCATGATGACCCGATCCCAGTAGCACAGGTTTCAACCTGTGCGCCTTTGGTTTTGCCTTTGGTTTTGCCTTTGGTTTTGCCTTTGGTTTTGCCTTTGGTTTTGCCTTTGGTTTTGCCTTTGCTTTCGTCCTCAGTCCAGCCCCACGTTCAAGTTTAGTTTCCAATCCAGGTTTAGCGTCCGATTTTTCTATTCGTTTTCCATCCAGCGCCAACACTTGAAACCCAGCCTGCCATCCTCTAAACCAAATTCGCACAGGTTGAAACCTGTGCTACTGGAAACACACCTTCCGAACCGCAACCTTTTCACTGCCCTTTCATTGTGTTACAAGAAATCTCGCGCATCGGAGCGAATTTCCATCAGCCCACACAGCATCCTCGACTTCCTGATCACGCGAGTCGGCGCCACCGAACTTACCTGCGACGCGATTTTGCTGCTTTCGCTGGCCATTGCATGGTTCCAACCGCGCCTGGCAAACAATTTCTTCGATGCCGTCGAGCGTTACGGCGCGCGCTTCGCAAAGAAAAAGAATCTAGCCGTCGTTTCGATTGCCGCCGCGGCGATTTTGCTGCGCCTCAGTGTGATCTGGCTTCTTCCTGTCCCCGTGCCGCTGGTTCCGGACGAATTCGCGCACCTGCTCGCCGCGGACACTTTCGCCCACGGACATCTCACCAACCCTCCGCATCCAATGTGGGAATTTTTCGACACCGTTAACGTCAATCCATTTCCGACCTACATGTCGAAATACCCACCCGCGCAAGGCGCTGCGATGGCGCTCGGCCAGGTGCTCGGAAATCCGTGGTTCGGCGTGCTGCTCAGCGTTGCGATGATGTGCGCAGCGGGGCTGTGGATGCTGCAAGGCTGGCTGCCTCCGCAGTGGGCGCTGCTGGGTGGCCTCCTGATCCTGTTTCGTTTGGGAATCGCATCGTACTGGATCAACGGCTACTGGGGCGGAGCGGTGCCGGCGATCGGCGGCGCGCTCGTATTGGGAGCTCTGCCGCGCATCCTGAAATCCCCACACGCGCTCGACGCCGTGCTTCTCGCGCTGGGCTCAGCGATCCTGGCCAACAGCCGTCCGGTGGAGGGCCTGATCGTTTGCATCCCCGCGATGCTGGTTCTATTTGTTTGGCTCTTCCGCAAAAGCAGCGTGCCCGGGCGCGTGAAGCTTACACGCATCGTGCTTCCCTTTTGCGCAGTGTGGCTCTGCTGCGGAACCTTCATGGGCTACTACAATTGGAGGCTCACGGGAAATCCGCTTCTGTTTCCCGAGGTGCTCAACGAAAGGATGTACGCCAGTTCTCCGGAATTCATCTGGCAGAAGCTTGGACCCGCGCTGCACTATCGCAACGCGCAGTTCGAGACCATTTACAACGGCTGGACACGCGATTATTGGGCGAAAAATCGTGTCGATTCGATACCGAACGCCGCCAGGCACGCCGGAATCGTGCTCGTAAAATTCATATACTTTTTTCTCTGGCCGGAGCTGTGTATTCCCCTGCTGGCCCTGCCGTGGATCCTGCGCGATCGCCGCATCCGCTTCCTGAATATCCAGATGGCCTTGTGCTTTCTGGGATGGTTCGCGGTCGTTTGGTTCATACCGCACTACGCCGGCCCTGCGACGGTCGTGCTGTTCGCCTTGCTGATCCAGGGACTTCGCCACCTGCGCCAGTGGCAGGCACAAGGCCGCCCGGTAGGAATCGGCCTCACCAGAGTCGTTGTAACACTGGCGTTAGTTCTCGCCCCCTGGCATCAACGCGGCGGCACTCTGCCGCGCGTCACGTCCAATCTGCCCCCGATCGCCGATCGTGCCGGATTTACATCCGAGCTAAGCGCGATGCCCGGCGAACACCTCGTCCTGGTGCGCTACGGACAAATCTCAATGGACAGCAGTGAATGGGTTTACAACGCCGCCGACATCGACCACGCCAAAGTCGTCTGGGCCAGAGAAATTCCCGGCAAAGACCTGCAGCCGCTGCTGAATTATTTCCACGATCGCCAGATCTGGGTAGCCGAACCGGACGCAAATCCGCCGCGTTTGACGAAGTACCAGTAGCACAGGTTTCAACCTGTGCGCTTTTGGGTTTGGTTCTTATCTTGCTTTTTCTGGCGCGACAAAAGTCAAAACCAACCCCGCACAGGTTGAAACCTGTGCTACCTTCCGCCTGCCTGCTCTGCCTGCGGCTGCACCAAACCCAGCGCCAGCGCCTTCTCGCGATCCAGCACCGCCCCGCAGGCCTTGCACTTGGCGATACCAGGCTTCACGCGCGTCCCGCAGCCGGGACACTCCGCCGTCTCGCGCACCTGGTAATACCATTCCTTATCCAGCCCGAGATGCGCCGCCGCGCGCCGCTGCAAATCGTTGATAAATAAAAACGAGTGCGACCGCTCCCACTCTCGATCCGCAGAAGCCACCAGCCCTCGGTAAAACTCATCGAGCTTCTCGCGCGCGTCGCGCAGCTCCGCCTCGGTAGGTGCATTCCCCGCGCACACGAACACGCCCAGGAAACTGCGCTCCCCCGCATCGGAATTAATCTCGCGGCAAAGGTCCTCGGCAATCTCGCGCGCCGAAATCGGGAGCGGCAAAGTGCGCTTGTCGCCGTAGTCCATGATCGCCGTGCGCGCAGTAACGCGCGTCAAGGAGAACTCCTCGCCGTCCTCCCTTCCCGGAATCAAAAACGTTCCATAAGTCCGGTGCAGCACGTACTGCTGCCCGGTAATGTTCGCAATCACAGCATCAGATTTCATAGTCCCTCAGTAGCACAGGTTTCAACCTGTGCGCTTTTGGTTTTGATCTTGAACTTGCTTTTGCGCTCGTCCGACGTTCAGTATCCCAACCTAAAACCCCAACATCGCACAGGTTGAAACCTGTGCTACTGGCCTAGCGCCGCTTCCGCGTACGTGTCGTACTCGCGTTCCTCGCGGAGTACCCGATCTTCCAGCGCTTCTTTGCACTTCGCGCGCGATACACCTCGGCTCATCTCAATCGCGCGCGCAATGTGCCGCGCCGCTGCCGGAGTCAGTTGCACAAACTCACCGCGCGGCCCCTCTAGCGTGAAGCAGTGCTCGTAATCTCCTCGCGAAGGATACGGCCCCAGCGCGGGGATGCTTCGCCCATTTGCAATTTCCAGCGTCTCCGCATGCCACTGCTCCGGCGAACCGTAACTTTCCGGAGGCATCCACCGCTCGATGTGCCAGCGATTGTGCGGCGTATATTTCGGCTCGCGCCGCAGCTCGACGACTTCCCTCACCAGCGCCCCCGTCGAGTCGCGCTCTTCCCACTTCCCGCCAATCCAGTCCAGCCGGGACCATCCCCACACCGCGCGATAATTCGGCTCGCCAAAGCGGTTGTACCCGCCGGCGAGCGCAAGCTCGCGCGCCACGCAGGCAGGCGCATCGTAATTTTCACGCATCGTCACAATCATGGCTTTAGTAACACAACCCGCCACGGCGGACTGTGCGGAATTGGGTTTAGTAGCACAGGTTTCAACCTGTGCGCTTTTGGTTTTTGTAGTGCGACGAAAGTCAAAACCAACACCGCACAGGTTGAAACCTGTGCTACTGGTACACCGCCGTCAGGTCCATCGCCACTGACGCCTTTACGCAAATCCCATTCAGCGTATGCGCATCGAACGCAATCGGCTGCGGCTGCGTGGACGCAGTAACCGTCACCACCGCCAGCGTGTTCGTCGATGGCGTTCCCGTGCAGCTGCCCGACGCCAAATCGAAAATCGACACCGTCCCCGCCGCCGGTGTATTCACCGACAGCCGCATCAATATTCCAGACGAAGCCTTCACCGCCGAGGCCGTAGTGCTCGTGATGTGCGCGAACTCGCCAACCTGCGCCATCCATGCAGGCGCGGGTTGCCCTTGTCCATATCTGATCGCAGCATTGGCCCCAGCACTCGACGCATTGAACGTGTAAACCGTGTTCCCCTCGATCACGCCGTGATTATCGACGGCCAGCGGCTGCGCCAGTCCGCCGTTCACCGCATCGGCCTTCCCATGCACGATCACGCGCGGATAATCCCCCTGCGCCTGAATCGGCGCGCTGCCAATCAGCCACGAGCCGATCAGCACAACGCCAGTAAACGCAATAAGAGCCAACGTAAGCTTGGTGTCTCGTTTCAAATTCATGATGTCCTCGAGGATTCAGTGGCATACCCGCCGTGGCGGGTGTGTGCCTGTGGTTTAGATTCAGTTCCAGCAAAAACCAACCCCGCACAGGTTGAAACCTGTGCCACTGGCTTGGTAGCACAGGTTTCAACCTGTGCGCTTTTGGTTTAGTTTGAAGCTGAAGCAAAAACAAAATGCGCGAAACCCGCGTACGCGAGAGCGACTCACGCATTTAAAACCGAAACCCAAAAGCGCACAGGCTGAAGGCCTGTGCTACCAGTTACGCCTAATACCCGCTAGGCCGTGCCAACGCATCGACGTAGCTGCCGCTGCGTGGCGAGTCATTCCACACCTGGAATCCGGTGTCGAAGTAAAAAATGAACGACGCCGCAATGCCGCCGCTCGCGCCGTAGATCGGGAACACCGTCTGTCCGCCGACCTCGAAGTAGTCGATGTCCTTCATCACCGCGCGGCCCCAGTGCGACAGGTCCAGGAAATCCACGCGGGTCTGATCGGCGTTCACCGAAGACTTGATCGGTATGCCGGACATCGTCTTCTTGCCGGAGAACAGCAGATCGAGATCGCTCGCGCGTCCGCCTGCGCCTTCCTTCACCACCTGTGAAATCGTGATGCCCAGATTTTCCCAGGCGTGTTCCTGCTCGACGCTGGTGTAGGCGATCAGTTTGCCGAGCTGGTTGATGCCCAGTGCTTTTCGCACTTTGTTGATGGCCAGGCGCACGTGTCCGGGAACCAGTGCGGCGTTCGCGGCGTTCACGCGCGGGGTTTGCAGTTGCTGTGGATAGGTGGCGCGATTGAGGTTGAGCCACGTGCCAGTCGTCGCGTTGTTCTGATGATATTTAATTCCGAATAGCGACACCGGCGACGCGCCCGTGAGCCCGTCGTGCACGATCAAATCGTTCACCGACGTTCCGGACGGTACGTTGTCCACGGTGATGGTTTGCGTGGAGGAAATCGGATCGGCGGCGGTGACGCTGGATACCACGCTGGCCGCGACGTTGCGGTTGGTGGTGAGCGTCGGATCGTAAATCTGGATCGTCTGCCCGACATACACCAGCGCCGCGCCGGACGGCACGGTCATCGTGAACGTGTTGCTGTTGATCGCGCTGATCGTTCCCAGCACGCCGTTGCCCGCGGTCTGAATCACCTTGTCCAGGAACGCGCGGAACTGCTTCATACCACTGGCGATTTCGCGCTTCACGGCATTTTCGATGGCCTTCTCGCGGGCGTTCGAGGCGTACTCCACCAGCTTGGTAATTTCCACCGCGAACCGGAAAAAGATCGGCGAGACTTGCGCGACGTCGTACGTGCTGCCAGTCCCGCGTCCCAGGTCGCCGCCATCGGCGCTGTAGCTTCCGGCCTTGCCGCCGGGAACCAGTTGCAGCGGCAAACGCATATTTCGCGAGCTGACTTTTTCCACGTCACCGCGCGTTTGAATCATGCTGAGCAGAACATCGTCGCGCTCGTAGAGCAGGGGCACTTTGTCGCGCACCTTCTCCAGTTGCAACGCGATGGTCTGCGCGTTGTTTTGTGCAGCCATATGTAGTTCTCCTTATGAGTTATGTATAAGTGCAGAATAAAAGTGAAAGGTTTTAAGTAGCACAGGTTTCAACCTGTGCGGTTTTGGTTTTGGTTTTGGTTTTAGTTTTGGTTTTGGTTTTAGTGCCGCGACGCAAATCAAAACCAAAGGCGCACAGGTTGAAACCTGTGCTACTAAACTACATCCCCAAAATCTCATCGTCGCTCATCGACGCGTAATTCACCTCGCGCGGCGACATCGCCCGCAGCGGCATCGAATCCAGCGACCCGCCCGGCGCCGCAATATCCACACGAGAAGCCGCAGCCGCCTGTCGCGCCGCCTTCGACCGCGAAGCGCCCAGCACCGAGCTGGTCCACTCGCCAATCACGCGACGCGCCACGCTGGGCATGATCTGCCGCGCGCGTCCGGCCAGCAGCGACACAACTTGCTGCTGCTCCGCAGTCCCAAATCGCCAGCCCCGCCCCGATGCCAATGGAGCTTGTCCCGATGCTAGAGGGGCGCGCAAAACCAGCGCCACCTGCTCGGAAAGCGTTGCATCCGAAGCCAGCGCGCGATGAATCTCACTAAAAATATCCTCGCCAATCCGCCGCGCCGCACCCTCAGCCACACCGTCAGGCAACACACGAGCCAACGTGTCGCTAACCGCCGCGCGCACATCCCGCGCCACAACGTCGTTAGTAGATCGCTCGAAGGAGGCGTAGGCGGAAGGATCGAAGTTCTGTGGCTGGTGACTAGTGACTGGTGACTGGTGATTTGTGATTCGTGAATCGTGAGTCGTGACCTGTGAGGAACGATTGTCCATCAACCGGTTTTGATTTTGGTTTTGATTTGAACTTGGGTTTTGGGTGCCCCATCCTTCGCGGGTTTCGCGAAGGGTGGGTCCCGATGAAAGTGTATCCCCATCCTGAAAGGTGGAAGAACTCTGCATACCAGGCGCAACATTCACACCCATCCCCGCCAGAATCTTCGCCGCCTCCGCAAACAACGACCGAAACGCCGCCGGATTCGCCCGCGCAATCTCCGCCACCACTTCCGACTGCGCCCGCACATCGCCCGAAAAAATCGCCGCGTCAATCCGCTCCACCGACGCCGCCGATTGCTTCAAACTCTGCGCCTCAGGCGCACCGCCAGGAAAAAGCTCCTTGATCGCGCGCGCCTCCTCCGGCGAAGAAAACGCCGCGCGAAACGCCTGATGCTCAGTCCAAAGCGCCCGAGCCTCAGCCGAGTGCGCAGGATCTCCGGCAAGAGTCTGCATCCACAAAGGCATGCCGTCAGCAGCACGCGAATTGCCGTCGCGAAGATCTCCAGTGCGAAGCGAATCCGCAGGGTCAGCCCCACCGTCAGCCACGGACGCCGTCAGTTCCGCAAGCGCAGACTCCCCGCGAGAGAAACCTCCAGCACCATCCTCACGGGCAAGCCCGCCGAAGCCGCCCTCAGGCGAAGGCGGGTCGATCCCCAATATCTGCTCGTCGGTCGGATAAGCCCCGGCACCACCATCCACACCAACATGCGTAGCACTACTCATAGCCGCCTTCCAGTAGCACAGGTTTCAACCTGTGCGCCTTTGGTTTTGACTTTCCCGCCGAGCAAAAAACCAACCCCGCACAGGTTAAAACCTGTGCTACCTGTACGTCCTATAACCCGTGCTAAACTCCGCCACGAAATGAGCAAAGGAAAACTCCTGCTATTGATCGGCGGCGTAGCGATTGTGGGGAGCACTCTCGCTTTTGAGCTCACGCTGTTTTCGCCGCTTCAAGTTTCCCCTCTTAGCTACCAAATCCCGCCGTTTGCTCTGTTGTTTGGTTTTGCAGGCCTCTTGATTGTATTGGTCGGCTGCATCATGGTCTGCCGCGAAGCGGAGGGGCGGGATCTCCTCGTGGCAGGTATGTCTATTCTGGGAGCAGTTTTTTTAGGCGTACCGATTCTGGATCACCTCAGCCCGGCATTGTTCAATGTGCATCTCGGGTTTGGGGGATTCGTTGCTCCGATAGCGGCATCCGTCCTATGCGGAATCATCTGCATGGTAGCGGGCATCGCACGAATGTGAGCCCAGTAGCACAGGTTTCAACCTGTGCGCCTTTGGTTTTGACTTTCCCGCCGCGCAAAAAACCAGCCCCGCACAGGTTGAAACCTGTGCCACTTGGGTTACTTATGCCACTTAGGTTCTCAGTTCGATGGAATGGGAATGGCCTTGTCGGCCCAATGGATTTCCGTCATCGTGCGGTCGTTTGTAAAATTGCTCACGAAATACCTGCGATTCGGCAGGTCAACTTTGTCGAGGGCCGTGTCAATATGCTCGAACTCGCCGAAAGGCACGCGAACGTCGATCACGATGAATACTGGAGTCTGTTTGCCTCGAGTGACAAGGATCGTGCCCAGATTGGCCATTAAAGAATTCCGGGCGCTGTTTTCCACAATTTTTCTGTTTACCCGATAGATCAGCTTTCCATTCTTCATCTGCGCCGACACCACGATGGGTGACCCCGTGCCTTCGCTTTCGCCCGACTGCAATGTTTTGCCAGGGTCCGTTCTCGAAGTGGAGATGTCACCCTTGTTTTGGGCTTGCAAGATTCCGAAAGGGGCGAACGCAAGCCAGAGCAGAAATAGACCCCTCATGATTGACTCTCCTACATAACGCAGAAAAACGTTGCGATTGGGCTTCTCGGGCGTGCTCGGTTGGAAGGTCATATCCTTTCCGATAACTTTCTGGTGCGCCGCCATAGAAGTTACAATTCCCTTGTCCACGGAAACAACAACACCGGAATGACCGGTGGCGTCCGCGAAATGCTCTTTTCTCGCTGCGATGTCTCCGGGCTGAGGCGACTCTCCTGGCTTCATGATTCTCCATCCAGGAGGCACTCGATTGCCGGCCAACTCAGCAGCTGACGGCGCTCCCATTGTCCCATCCGCCTTTTTTACGAGCGGCTTCGGAGCTCCCGATTCCGCAACTGCCTTCTGGACAAACAAATTGCATGTGGCGCGACCCGGAGTATACGGCATCGAAGCATCTCCATTATGGGTCGCTGTTGCTGTAGCGATAGCCGCGCGTCTGTCCAGGTTACTCTGACTACCTTCGCCGCCCGACGGCTGATTTTGCGACTCCGCCTCGCCCGTCTCCCCGCTCTCGGCTGGCCTACTAAATATATCATTCGGATTAGTGCTTAGCGCGCTAATTTGTTCTTGCTCGTCATCCGTGGGAGCCAACCCAAGAAAGCGATCCAGCCACGACGGCTGCTGCGCTTGACGACTGCCAGCGACGAATTCGTCGTCGGTGCGAGATCTCTCCAGAGCTGCCCCATAGTGGGGATTCATGTAGTAGCGGCCATTAATTATCGGCATGGAATGAACCTCGAATAAGTCGCGTCGCCAGTAGCACAGTCCGCCGCGGCGGACTGTGCTACTAAACTCCAGTCGTTTGCGCAGGCCCAGCATTCGAGTTAGCAATCGCCAATCCTACAGCCCGCAAATGCTCCTCCGCATGCGCGCGCACATTCGCAAATCCCGCAGGATTCTCCACACGCGCCACCTGCCCCGCATCCGAATTTGCCCACCGCCGGCACTCCTCCAGCTCGACAGCATGATTGTCGAACAGCAAATCGATAGGGACCGAAGGCAGTAGCACAGGTTTCAACCTGTGCGCATTTGGTTTTTCTCCTGCAACCGCACCACCGTCTCCCCCGCCGTGCATCTGGTGTGCCACACCATCTTCGCCTTCGCCATCCAAACCCAAACCCACACAGGTTGAAACCTGTGCTACTGAAACCGGCGCTCCACGGAGCAATAGATCGATCTCGCGCAACTGCTTGTTGCGCGAATCTTCTCCCGGGACCACCAAATCCGTTAAGCCTAGGACGCCTTTCACAAATCCGATATTCGCCGGGTCGGCCAGGGCCTCCTGAATCATCGGATCGGACGACGCCATGAGTTGCTGCACTACCGCGCGCTGTTGCGACTTCAGGCGCGGGAAAGTTTCATCGCTCTCGGGATACGCCTGAATGTTGCCCTTCAGATCGGCCAGGCGAATCCAGTGCGACTCGAACTCGCCGCCCGGACCGAGAATCGGAATCTCCGCGTCCTCGGGACGATTTTTCCGGAAGCAATCCACCGACAGCAGCATCACGTCGGAATAAAATTGCTTCAGCCGCCGCCACACTAAACCCAGCCGTCCGAGCGCCTGATCGCGCGCCATTGCATAGCCGGTAGCGGTTTTCACGTTTTCCATTTCGCCGCCGAAGACGGCGGGAAACAGCCCCGTCAAAAATTGCGATACCGGGCCCATTAACTCCTGCTGATGCCGCACCAGATCGGGAGGCACCTGCGCCGGAGCAGGCTGGAAAAATCCCGCCGAAAGCGGCTGCCCCGGACGCGACCGCGCCGGATAGTGCGCGGCTGGCTCCGCGGTCTGATTCGACAGCGCGTCGAAATCCAAAACCTGCGGATCGGCGTAAATCGGCGGGATGCCGTACTCGTACGTCTCCGCCTGAATGTTGGAAAGCGTGTTGTAGCGCTCCTGAATTTGCACCAGCGAATCGCCCACCGACGGGCGATTCTGTCCATCGCCGGGAAGCGCGTGCATCACGCGCCAGCGATCGTCCATGCACTCGTTGCGCGCTTCGCAATAAGTGTCGCCCGCGAAGGCGACGTAGCAGCCATCGGGAAACAGCGCCAGCAGCGCATCGCGCACGGATTTATCTTCAATCGCGTAAAACGCCCACGGACGAATCCACGTCCGCGAAAACGTGATCAGATTAAACAGCGTGTCGCCAGGATGCGTGGTAGGCAGCCCCTGCGAAATCGCCACACGCGAAGCTCGCGCGTACACTTCATCCGCCGATTGCTGCCCGCCCATCTGAATCTTGTCCGCCGCCAACGGATAGCTGGCCTTCAGCTTCGCGCGGTGCACCTCCATCGACCACTGAAGGTATGGATACTCGTGCATCTCATTGGCCCAAACCGGCGTGTTCAACTCGAGCCCGCCGACGACGGAAATAACTTCCTGCCCGTTAGCGACGCGCCGTATGTCAGTGACGACAGGCACAGCCACACGAGGCGCAGGCCGAAAATGTTCAGGCCCAAGCGAAGCGCCGCAAGAGCGGCAGAGAATCTGCGGAAGCACAGTGGCACAGGTTTCAACCTGTGCCCTTTGGTTTTGCGATTGCCAGTAATCCCCAACCCACCCGCCGCCGGATCCTCAGCCCCGCCACCGTTCTGCGAAGGGTCTGCATCGAGTGCTCCTCCCAACCCCAACCCCGCACAGGTTGAAACCTGTGCTACTCCGCAGTCGGGACACACGTACGTGTCCTCGCCTAGCGGCACATAGTGCTCTTCAATCACCGGCTCATCGTGCGAACCGAATCGCTGCGCGTCGGCTACATACCTCACATACCCGCCGATTTTTCCATCGGTCCACAAATAGAAGCCGATGCCCGTCAGCAGATGCTGCACGCGATTGTTCTGCTCGATCAGCGACGACACCTGCGACGCCGCCTTCGCCGTGGTCACGTCCGCGATCGATTGCGCCGACTGCGGATAAAATCGCGTCGCGGGCACGTCCTGGCTGATCACCGAGACGAACGAAAGCCCGAACGCCTGATACAGATTCGTGACGAACTGGTAGCGCGGCATCTCCGCCGCGGCGCTCTCATCGTAAATTTTCGATTCGTACGGCAGGTGCCAAGTCATGTCCTGCGGATTCCACCAGGCATACTGCAAGCCCTGCCAGAACAGCCGCGCCTGCCGGATTCGCCGAATCTCACCCCGACGCGCAACCATCCCTTCCTGCCGGTATTGCGCCTCGAGTTCGCGCAGCGCGTTCACCAGGTCGGGACGCAATTCCTCGAGCCGCTCATTGTTCGGCCCGAAAGGAGCGCCAGGGTCAGCCGCACCATCGACAGGCGCAACAATCCCATCGTTCAACATCAATTCATTGTCAGGAGTCATGGTTTTAGTAGCACAGGTTTCAACCTGTGCGGTTTTGGTTTTGGTTTTGCTCTTGCCTTTGCTCTCGCCCTATTTCCGCCCTGCCACCGATCGAACAAACCCAAACCAACCGCGCACAGGTTGAAACCTGTGCTACTGGAGACGACCGTTGACCTTTGCTTGCAAGTGGTCTACAAGGGTGCCTGTGTGAGCGCCTAAATTCTCGACTGGAGGCTACAACATGGTCGGCGGACTCATCTGGTGGATCATCGTCGGCGGGATTGCTGGCTGGCTGGCCGGAACAGTGATGAAGGGCGGCGGCTTCGGCGTCCTGATGGACATCGTCATTGGCATCGTCGGCGCGATTATTGGCGGCTGGGTCTTCGGCCTACTGGGCATCTATTCCGGCGGCGGGATAATCCCATCGATCCTGGTAGCGTTCGTAGGCGCCTGCATCCTGCTGTGGCTGGTAAGGCTGATCAAGAAGGCGTAAGTAGCACAGGTTTCAACCTGTGCGCTTTTGGTTTTGCCTTTGGTTTTGCTTTTGCCTTTAGTCTTGCTCATAGAAGTGTCCATCCACTTCTCGCCCTAACCAACCCCCAACACCGCACAGGTTGAAACCTGTGCTACTTACTTGCTTTCCCCGCCGCGAGTTCCCTGTCGCGCGCAATCTGCGTCCAACTGCGCCGCCGCACCGGAGCCGTCGCCGGGCCGCGCCGCACTTCATCCTCGAGCGACAGCGGCGGAAACCCGGCCGTCCCGATCAGCGAATTCACCAGCGCCCGATTTTCCGCGCGCAGCCGTACCACCTCAGATTCCAGCAGGCACAAGTACCGCCCCCGGAAAATTCGCCCCAACCGTTGCATGAACGTGTGCATAGACAGGTAGCACAGGTTTCAACCTGTGCGCTTTTGGGTTTGCCTTTGGGTTTTCTTGCAATTAAACCAACACCAAAACCGCACAAGTTGAAACCTGTGCTACTGGACGGCCACTCGATGTGCCTTCTGTGCGTTTTAGGATTGGTTATTCAGCAGCGAATGAACGAACTAAGGCACGTGGCTGCTGGTGGAATCCTCGTGGCGATCGGACGAGCGCGAAGAAGCCACCC